ACTGAGTACGAAGATGCCCCGAGCGAAGAAGGACCCGTGGCGCTGCAAGGCGCGTGATGTGGAGACGGGCCGGCGATGCCGGCGCAAGGTCTCGACGGTCGACCCCGGCCTGGAGCTGGGGATGTGCGCCAAGCACGCCAAGCTCCACCCCCATCAAGGTCCCAAGACCGACGAGTCCCGCGCTCGCTCTGGAGCGGCAGCCGCCGCCGCTCACCGGCAGCACGGCCTCTACGACCAGCACTGGAGCGAAGAGGAGCGCGCGGCCATCGGTGCCTTCGCCAACCGCCGCCAGTCCCTCTTCGCGGAGCTGGACCAGGCGCGGGTCACCCTCATGCGGCTGCAGGTCTACGCCCAGCGGCTCCGCAACGGGGAGGCGGTGCAGGACAGCATGGAGATCATCCAGGAGGCCACCCCTGGCCCGCCTGATTCGCCCCCCGTCACCCAGCGCATCACCCGGCGGGTCATCCAGCTTGGCATCACCGGGGTCAACCAGCAGATCGACCGAGCACTGGGGCGCGTGGCGCACATGGTGAAGCTCATCGCGGAGCTGGAGTTGACCGGCTCCTCCAGCGACCCAGACACGCTTGCCCAGCAGGTGCGGCGCGGGATCCAGGGCATGGACTCCCTCACAGGGGGCGACGAGGGCCGCGCGGCCTACGAGGCCGGGGAGTTGGAGCGGTGAAGAAGGGAACCATGCGGGTGCTGAAGTTTGAAGACTTGCACCAAAACCAGCACAATCCCCGGTTCATGTCCAAAGATGCCATGGAGCGGCTGAAGCAGTCCATACAGCGTGATCCAGAGTTCATGACTCTGCGCCCCATCGTATACGGGCCAGACCGTGTTATCCTTGGTGGCAACCAGCGGCATCGTGCTTGCGTGGAAATGGGCATGACTGAGATCCCCGCTGGCTGGGCTATCGAGGCAAGTGATCTGACAGATGATCAGCAGAAGCGGTTTGGCTTGGTTGATAATGCCCCAGAAGGGGCATCTGGTGCATGGGATTGGGAGATTCTGACCGCCAATTGGACGCTTCCTGAGCTATCTGAAGTAGGCTTCACGGTCCACGATGGCGTAGAGAGTGCCACAAATGCATGGGAGGGGATGCCCGAGTTTGACCAGACATCTGTCCGTCCTTATCGCACTATGCAGGTCTGCTTTGCTAGCCGAGGGGACTTTGCAGCTTTCTGTGAGAAGACTGGCATAGTGGTCAGTGTGAGCACCAAGACCGTTTGGTTCCCCCAACCGCCACCTGAACGAACTGTCAATCTCAGGATTGTAGATGGACCCCAGGTACCCGATCTATGTGATCAGTAAGGGCCGGCATGAAAGCCGCTTGACAGTTCGGGCACTTCAGGAAATGGGAGTGCCCTTCTCCATTGTCATTGAACCACAAGAATTCGAACAATATGCAGCCGTGATAGATCCCCATTACATCCTGGTGCTTCCCTTCAGCAACCTCGGCCAGGGCTCAATTCCGGCCCGAAATTGGGTGTGGAAGCATGCAACAGATGAGGGACACAAGCGGCACTGGATCCTTGACGACAACATCACAGAGTTCTACCGTCTCAATCGACATCACAAGATACGGTTCAGATCAGGGGCAGCCTTTCGGATCATGGAAGACTTCGTGGATCGGTATTGCAATATCCCCATGGCAGGTCCACAATATGAATCACTCCAACCTAGGAACCGACCAGGCCCTCCGTTCATCCTCAACACCAGGGTGTATTCCTGTATCCTGTTGAGCAATGAGGAGCAGTTTGCCGCATTCCGCTGGAGAGGTCGATATAACGAAGACACCGACCTGTCTCTGCGCTTCTTGAAACGGGGTTATTGCACTGTGCTCTTCTGTGCTGTGTTGGCAAAGAAGATTGCAACGATGCGAATGAAGGGTGGGAACACCGACGAGTTGTATCGGCAGGATGCAGCGTTTGATGGTAGGCTGGAGATGGCCAAGAGCTTGCAGCAGCAGCATCCCGATGTTACTCGTATCGCTAGACGATGGGGCCGATGGCAGCATGTAGTAGATTACCGCAAATTCAAGCACAATCAACTGGAGCCTATGCCTGGGATCACCATTCCGCATGGCGTCAATGAGTATGGGCTCGTTCAGGTTTCTCTTGATGACCTGCGGGTAAACCAGTGAACGCCGCTGCGCAGGAGCGCCCGTTGCACTTCGGCCTGACGCCTCGCTGGCATCCGATGGCTCCCCATGCGGGCCAGGTAGCGTACTACCAGTCCTCGGCTCGCTTCATCTCACTGGTCAAGGGGCGGCGCGCGGGCGGCACCGAGCTGGGGATGAGGAAGATGGTTCGGGCCGCGCTGCTCGGCACCTCCTTCCCGGACGCGCGCTTCTTCCTCGGGGCTCCCGTCCAGAGCCAGGCCGAGGACATCTTCTGGACCCCGCTCCGGGCGCTGCTGCCCCCGCACTGGGTGCTCCACACCTCCGAGAGCAAGAAGCAGATCCGGCTGGTCAACGGCTCCCTCCTCAAGGTCGTGGGCCTCGATGAGGCACGACGCATCGAGGGGCCACCCTGGGATGGCTGCCTGGTGACAGAGTTCGCGGACCTGGACGCGCGGGCATGGCCCGAGCACATCTTCCCGGCCCTGGCAGACCGCTCCGGCTTCGCCATCCTGGAGAGCGCGCCGGAAGGCCGCAACCACCAGTGGGTGATCGACCAGCAAGCCCGCGAGCAGATGACCAAGCTGGGGCCGCGCTCGCCATGGGCGGCGTTCCACTGGACCTCCGAGGAAGTGCTGCCCCTGTATGGCAAGGGTGCCGAGCTGGAGATGGCCCGCGAGAACCTGGACGAGCGGACCTATGCCCAGGAGTACCGGGCCGAGTTCGTCAACTTCGCCGGCCGCGCCTACCACACGTTCGACCATCGGCTGCACTGCGCACCGCTGCCCTACGACGCCAGCGCCCCGCTGATCTTCTGCTTTGACTTCAACGTCGAGCCGGGAACGGCCGTGGTCTGCCAGGAGATGCGCTTGCCCTTGCCGTCTGGCCGCATGGGCACGGGGGTGATCGGTGAGGTATGGATCCCGCGCGACTCGAATACCACCCGCGTCTGTGAGGCTCTGTATGCGCGCTGGCGGGACCACCAGGGGCTCATCCTGTGCTACGGCGACCCCGCAGGCGGGCACCGGGCCACGTCCCAGACGCAAGGCACCGACTGGGACCTGATCCTCACGACGCTGCGCGCCCTCTTCCGCACGGGTCCTCGGGTGGCGTACCGGGGCAAGCGGTCTGCCCCGTCCCATCGCGACCGCATCAACGCGGTCAACAGCCGCCTGCTGTCCATGGATGGCGGCATCCGCATGATGGTCGACCCCGAGCAAGCCCCGCACGTGGTCACGGACCTGGAGGGCGTGATGACCACCGGCGATGGGCACCTGGACAAGGGGCGGCACGCGAAGGATGGACTGACGCACCTGTCCGATGCCGTGGGGTACTACATCGAGACCTGTTTCCCTGTCCGTGGCCGGCCGGGTCCTTCTGTTGCCCTGAGCGCGACGGGCCTACTCGTCTGACCTGCAGGAGCCACTCCGATGGCACTCACGATCAAGACCTACTCGACGCTGACCGACCTGACGCTGGCCCCGACGGTCTCCAGCCTGGACACGCCCTGCGCGGCCTACCGCGACATGGCAGTGGCATGGAAGTTGCCTTGCGCCCTCATGGGCGGCACGCGCGCCATGCAGGAGGCGAAGACGGCCTACCTGCCCCAGTATCCCGCCGAGACCGCTGCCGAGTACAACAGCAGGCTGGCGGCGTCCACGCTCTTCAACGGCTACCGCCGCACGGTGCGCTTGCTGTGCGGGCAGCCGTTCGGGAAGCCCGTGGTCCTCAAGAACGCTGGCCCCGAGGAGGAGGAGATTGCCGCCGATGTGGACCTGCAAGGCACGGATCTGACGGGGTTCGCGCGGTCGCTGCTGGAGGACATGCTGGTGTATGGCAAGTGCCATGCGCTGTGCGACTACCCGGAAGCCTCGCAGTTGGCCACGCAGCTAGGTCGGCCGCTCACCCTGGGCGAGGAGCAGAAGTACCGCCTGCGGCCGTACTTCGCGGAAGTCTCGCCGGCCAACCTGATTGCCTGGCGGGCCAAGCGGGTGCTCGGCCAGGAAGTGCTGGAGCAGATCCGCATACGCCACCGGGAGATGGTCCCCGACGGGCAGTGGGGAGAGAAGCGCGAGGACCAGATACAGGTCTGGTACCCCGACCGGACG